ATGGTAGGTGGAGTAAAGCCTAGACTACCACAGTTTGCATTGGAGACTGATGGTGATGTTGTTGTACTAAAAGATTTACTAGAGAAGTACTACGAAGCTAATCCTGATAAAGTAACCGTAGAAGGTGCTATTACTGAGATTGACGCTGAAATTGAACAAGGACTAATGCTACAAGAAGGTAAGGACGCAGCTACTAAAGTATCCGAAGCTAGAATTGTTCAACAAAGTTTAAGAGACCAAGCTAATGGTGTTATTGAAAACCTTAAAAACGCTGTTAATGAGTACGATGGAGCTGGAGGAGGTACTGCTGCTATTGCTAAATTAAAAAATAACTTTCAACAATTATTGAGTGTAGCGGATGTCTACAGAAAGTTGGGAAGAGAAGGAAGTTTATTGCTAGGGTCAAGGAGGGAGAACTATGGAAAAAGAAAGATAGGTCTAAGTGAGTCTGATTTACAAATTGAAGGAATTAGAAATGCTTTTATAAATGCTTCAGGTGGGATGCACCCTGACAAACTTGTTAAATTAATACAAGAAACAATAGACGAAGGAAACCCTGACTCAATGCTTGCGTCTATGTTTAAGATAGCTAAGAAGGCACAAGGTAAACACTTCCTGGATATGCCTACTGAATACTGGATGAATGCGATCCTTAGTGGTCCTAGAACACAGATGGTTAATATTATCGGTAATGGACTTACGCAGGTAATGGCTACATTGGAAGCTGCCGTAGGGGGAGTGGCGAGTGGTAATTTATCTGTGGTTAAAGCTGTTCTTGCTTCTTGGTCTAACGGACAGATGTGGGGTGAAGCAGCTAAGTTCGCTAAAAAAGCTTTTAAACAGAATGACAACTTATTAGACCCTCAAAACAGGGCTTTTTCAGATAGGAAACAAGGAGCGATTACAGGCGAGAGAATTGCGGAAAGTAAGCTAGGTGGTATGGTAACTGAAAAAGGTCTTACAAGTAAGAAGTCTTTAGATGCTTTCGGTAACTTTATTCGCCTTCCTAGTAGGTTATTGTTAACTACTGATGAGTTTTTTAAACAACTATCTTATCGCAGAGCTGCCCGATTAAAAGCTGCTATGTCTGGTATACAACAAGGAATAAAAGACCCTAAAAAATTAGCTGAACACATACACAATACTTTAGAAGGTGTTGTTACTGAAGGAGGTCGGATTGCTTCTGAAGAAGGTTTATACAGAGAAGGTGTTGAGGCTGCTAATAAAAAGGGGTTGAAAGGATCAGATCGTGATGAGTTTGCTATTAAATATTCAAAAGATAACTTTGATAAAACAAACTCAGCTTTAATGCAATATGCTTTAGACGAAGCTCAATACTTAACTTTTACTAGAGATTTACAAGATGGTACATTAGGTAAAGTATTACAAGATGCTACCAGTAAGTTACCTATGTTAAGATTAGTATTACCTTTTGTGCGTACTCCTACTAATATTTTAAAATACGCTTTTGAAAGAACTCCTGGTGTATTTGTTTTAAAAGAAGAAAGAGGAAGATTAATTAGTGATCTTAAAAGTGGTGACCCTGTAAGACGCTCACAAGCTGTAGGGAAAATGATGACATCAGTAACAGTTGCTGGTGTGTTTATAGATACAGTTTTTAACAACAGAGAATATATAACAGGAGGTGGACCTAGAGACCCTAAGCAAAAGAAAGCTTTGGAGGCTACTGGGTGGAGACCTTACAGTATTAAAATTGGAGATACTTATTACAGCTACCAAAGACTAGACCCTTTAGCTACTTTAATAGGAGTAGGAGCTGACCTCGTAGAGGCAGGAGTAAGAGATGAGGAAGGTTTTGACCAATCAGGTTTAGAAAGAGTGTTTTTAGCTTTAACTTTAAGTTTCACTAGAAACGCTACTAATAAATCTTATTTAGCTGGTATCCAAAGTGCAACTGATGCTTTGAGTGATCCTGATAGATATATGGCTAGATTCGGTAGAAACTTTGCTTCCTCTTTTGTTCCTAATATTATATCTCAAATGGCAGACTATGATACTCAATCTCTAAGAGAAGTAAGATCAATGGGGGATGCTTTTGCTAAGAAGTTAGGAGCAAGAGGCGGTTTAGATAAGAAAAGAAATCTATTAGGAGAAGAATATATGGCAGAGCAGTGGATGGGTACAGGTTTTATAAATCCTATCGCTATGTCTTCTGTTAAAGATGACCCTGTATTAACTGAAATGGCAGGCTTAAACCATGCTTTTAGACAGTCATCTCCAAATTTAGGAGGTCAAATAAACTTAATAGACCATGAAAATGGACAAGGTCAAACAGCTTACGACAGACAATCAGAACTGTTAAAAGATGTGAAAATAGGAGGCAGAACTTTACGCAATTCTTTACAAAGACTTATAAAAAGCAGACCTTATCAAAAATTAGAACAAACATCTGAACCTGGTTCTCCTAGTCCTCGAATCGAAGAGATTAATAAAGTACTAAGACGGTATAAAAAAGAAGCTAAAAAACAAATGTTAACAGAGTTTCCTGAACTAGCAGATAAGTATAATAAAACCTTAAAAGCTAAAGCAGGTTTAAGAGGTGGGATGCAACGAGAAGATGTGCTTGAACTTTTACAACAAACAAATTAATAATAGATTACCATGAGTATTCAAACATTCGCAGATCACACAGGGGACAATTCAACTACCTCTTTTGCTTTTTCATTTCCTTATCTTGATGACTCTCATGTTGTAGTACAAGTAGATCAAGCGAGTGTATCAGGTGGTGCTTTTGATACTAAGGCATTGACCGATGATTACACCATACAAACTTCTCCTACCAGTGCTATTATATTTAACAGTGCTCCAGCGACAGGTGACAGGATAAGAATTAAAAGAGACAGTGCATCTAACACCGCCTTAGTAGACTTTGAGAACGGTAGTGTACTTACTGAAGTAGAACTAGACCGTGCTTACTTACACAACTTATATCTTAACGAAGAGATAGAAGAAGGTAGTGGTAAGAATGTAATGACTAAGAACAGTAGCGGTAACTTTGAAGCTGACTTAGCTAAGATTGTTGACCTTGCTGATCCTACTCTTGCACAGGATGCTGCCACTAAGAACTATGTTGATACTAGAGGTTTACAAGACTTTGACGGAGCTAACACAACTTCAGATGTTAACCTTAACAGTAACAAGCTTACTAATGTAACAGACCCTGGTTCTAATCAAGATGCTGCCACTAAGAACTATGTTGATACACAAGATGCTCTACAAGTTACTAAGGCAGGGGATTCCATGTCAGGTAATTTGGCAATGGGTGGTAACGATATTACAGGTGTTAACAGTGTAAGAGATTTAATTGCACCAGCAGCAGGTAGTCACGCTACTAACAAGACTTATGTAGACGCAGGTGATGCTGACCAAGTTAACAAGACTGGTGATTCAATGACTGGTCCGTTAGCTATGGGGGACAATAAGATCACAGGTCTAGCTACTCCCACAGCAACTGCTGATGCCACTAACAAATCTTATGTTGATGCTGAGATAGCTACTACTCTAGCTACAGGTGTTGCAGGTGGTCCTATAGGCACAGCTAACATTGCTGATGATGCAGTTACTGCTGATAAGATAGCAAACACTGCTGTTACTCCAGGAGCTTACACTGCTACTAATTTAACAGTAGATGCACAAGGAAGGATTACAGCTGCTGCTAACGGTAGTGCTTCTCCTACTGCTGCTGAGGTTAAAACTCTTTACGAGAGCAACGCTGACACTAATGAATTTGATGACGCTGAACAAACTAAGCTTGCAGGTATTGCAGCTGGTGCAACGGTTAACTCTAGTGATGCTACTTTATTAGCAAGAGCTAATCACACAGGTACTCAACTTGCTTCTACTATATCTGATTTAACTTCTTCTATTACCACTGTTGTTCAATCCGATGCTTCAGGAGCTACTAGTGCTGAATATACTCCTACTGTAATATCAAGAAACAATATAGACAGTGATCCTACTATTCTTCAGTGGGGGTATACAAGAGTAGGTCGTATTATTTATCTTAATATTTATGTCGCTTGGAATGGTACAGGTAACTTAGGTTTAATTTCATCAGATGTTGACGCTTCGGTTAAGTTTTCTGTTCCGTTTCTACCTGAATCAAGATTTGGAAGTGGTAATTATGGAATAATTTGGAAAACAGAATTAGAAAGTATACTTAAAACATCTGACGACGCGTTAAGTACTTCTCACTTTAATAAAACTTCTGCCACGGTTCAGGATGTTTCAGGGACAGGTCAAGTTACTGTTAACTTTTTTAATTCAGACACTAGGTATGCTTGGTTAGCTAGGGGTACTATAGCTTATAAATTAGACAGCACTGTAACTTAAAACTAAAAAGAAATAAAATTATGACAGATAATGTAAATTTGTGGTCTTCTTCTATTCAATATAATGTAGGTGATGTAGTTTTTGTGGGTGATGTTTCTTATACAGCTGCTCAAGCGAGCGTTAATGTATGCCCTCCAAACCTAACTTATTGGGTTGAAAACTAAAATTTAATCTAATGACTGAACAACTCTCACACTTTCTTGATACTGCACTTGCTGTTATACTTGGTGTTATTGGTTGGATGATTAAAAAGCTGACTGATCGATTAGATAACGATGAAAAAAGATTAACAAGTATTGAAGTAGAACTTGCTACTCAACGAGAACGAGACACTGCTGTGGAGAATAGAATGAGTGGTCTTGAAACTACAGTTAAAGAAATTAACGGTAAACTAGATAGAATGATGGAGATGTTAATGAGAAAATGAAAAAAGGATTATACGCAAACATAAACAGAAGAAGAAAGCTAGGCATTAGTCGTAGCAAGAAGAAGTCAACTATATCACCTCAGTCCTACGCTAATATGAAGCGTGGGTTTAAAAAGAATGAAGCGTAAGTTAAGTATAAAGAAACCTAAAGGTAAGCGTTTTGTTAAAATAGTTGAAAACTCTAAGACAGGCAGAAAGAATCGCATAGGTTACGGTCAAGCAGGTAAGGCTAAAGATGGAGGCGATAGAATAAGACCTGGCACTGCAAAAGCAAACGCATACTGTAATAGGTCTAATAATATTGGAGGTGATTGGAGGAGTAATCCTAACAGCCCTAATAATTTGAGTCGTGATAAATGGAAGTGTAAAGGGAATAAATCAGTAGCTTAACCAATGCCTAGAGAAGAATAACATATTATGAAGACATTTGAAGAACTAGGTAACTTACAAGGATATATAGCAGATACATACCGTGCTGCCATCGATCAGATGCACGAGACTGGTGAGTACAATCCATCACTACTAAACGGTGCTAGGCAACTTCTAAAGGATAACGAGATAGTTCTTACAGCAGGTAAAGACACTCCCATCAATGACTTGTTAAATGTAGTACTACCCTTTGAAGAAGACCAAGAGCTAAAAGCTAAAGTTAAGTAATTACCGTAACAACACCAAAGAGAGACACATAGAGTTGTGAGTAAATCTAAACTTCACCAACTCAAGGACTTCCGTAACTTCTTATACTTAGTTTGGAAGCACTTGAATCTACCTGATCCTACACCGTTACAGTACGACATTGCAGACTTCATGCAAGACGGTCCTAAACGATCTGTTATCATGGCATTCCGTGGAGTAGGTAAGTCCTGGATATGTTCTGCCTACGCTGTACATCAACTACTACTAGACCCAACAAAGAACATTCTAGTTGTATCTGCTTCTAAGAACCGTGCTGATGACTTCTCCACCTTCACACTAAAGATCATACACGACATTCCTGTTCTTCAAGACTTAATCCCTAAGAACGATCAACGGTTCTCTAAGATAGCTTTTGATGTCGGACCTGCTCCTGCTGCACACGCTCCCTCCGTTAAGTCATTAGGTATATCCTCCCAGCTAACAGGTTCTCGTGCTGATATAATCATTGCTGATGACATAGAAGTACCTAACAACTCTGCCACTCAAGGTATGAG